CGTCTAAACTATATGTGATCGGCTCAACACCGGTAATAATTACTTTATCGTCCTCATCATTCATTACTGATTGCCTTGTATAACTTTTTCCCACTGAAAAATTCGTTAGAAAGTAATTTTTTTTGTTGTAGTAATGCCGGAAGGTATTCTTCATAGTGTTGCATGTAATTAACAATTTTATCCAATATAACCTCTTTATGCTGTTTATACATTTCAAAGGATTCGGTCCATGCACTTGGATACTTGAACTCATCTAAAGCCATTTCGCTATAGCTAAGTCTATCTGGAACCATTGGAATAGCATCTACTAATGCACCTTCATACCAACTAATTCCAAGTGTTTCTTGCAAGTTAGCACTGAACACAAGTTTAGCTTCGCCTAACAAGTTGTGATACTCGTTCTTTGTAAGTTCTTGTTCTTGACATACGACAAACTCGTATTCAGGAAGTTGTTCTTTTAAATCACGGAAAATATCTACCTGTTTTTCAGGGGCAATACGATGAGGGAAAAGTATTAAATCACGTTTTTGCATACCTTTGTAACTATCTAAACTATTACCTAAGTATTCCATAGGCCAGCCAACACGTACTGGTTCATGCTCTACAGTAATTTCTCTAAACGATTTTTCAAACAAATCAATATGGAAATCTGTAGCGAAGAAGTTATTGTCATAACATTCATACATTGAACGCTCTGCATTTCTAACCCAAGGCTTATTACCAATTAGTCTGCCCAAGAAATCATGTGGGTCATAACTACCAGCATGCCAGAGGCCGCCAATGCGAATGTTAACACCCAATAGCTCTGCCATGTAGCGTAGTTGTATAACTGTAGGATTCCAGGCATCGGTGTACAAAAAATAATCACCATCTTTGACTTTACCATTGCAGAACATTTCTCCTATTGTTTCGAGTTGTTTGCTCTTGTACACGTTGGTACCGCCAAAGTTAAGAAACGCCCCAGGCGTAGTAGCCTGAGGTGTTTCTCCTCCACTAATAACCATAACATCACTATTTGTAGACTTCGCCAGCTGATTAGGTAGATATTCTTTCCATTGTTTTGTGTAACGTGTATCTACTGCTTCAATGTCTACAATATAGATTGTCATTAATTTCTCCTGGTGTTAAATCTTTTGCCAGCATTTCTCGCTTTTGCTTTCAGCCAGCCTTGCCATTTTTGGTATGCCTCCCAGTTTTTATCTTCTTTATTGTAAAGTGCTTTTTCGTTAAACACTTTACCTTCAAATCGACAAAAGTCTTTATATCGCTCAAGGTCGTTAAAGATTTTAGTATAAGCTTCTTTGTTATACTGGATAGTCATTGGAATTTTTCCTCTTATGAAAATTTCGGGTATGTAATTAAACAGCCATTTTCTCCGTCTTCGGAGACTTCAATTTCAACAAAGCGGCCTGGATACTTTGCAGAAATAGCTTCGTAGAGATCGTCAGCGATCATCTCACACGATTTATAATCTAGAACAAGCACATCACCTTCGGCTTGATCTGAATAGAGTCTTTCCATCCATCGCTTGAATTGGATGAATTCGATATCTCTGTCGTTGTGTCGCACTTCAATGCGCACCCGGAAATGGAAAATATGACGATGAGGATAACCAAGGAACGAAACGTCATCCCAATCACCTGTTGCAAGTTTTGGATCATCTAGTGCCGCCGGGTATTTGTGGATACCTTCTTTCTTAAAGGTAACCCATATGCTTCTATTTACCTTGTTTTCCATATAATTTTTATAGTCTTCTTCTCTCATCATTCTAAGCATTCCGTCATAATATCGTTCTTGCATTGTTTATATATTACTTTCATTTAATGACTTTGTCAAGCCCATACTTTGTCCAATCTGTAAACTTTTCATCGTCCATTAGATTGTGAAGTCTGTGACACCAAACACCTGGATTTGTTGCGTTGAAATCCTTATCGTCCAATTTAATCATGGTGTTATAATTATACTGTTCAATATAAGGAAATGGAATCCTAATTTGTGGAATGAAATTATTACACTCGATCATACCACTTTCCAGTAATGCTTCTGCATGACTGTAAGGAAGATCTAATGTAACTTTATAGTTTTCATCCAAAAAATACATAATCATTTCTTCCCATTGATCCCATTTATCAGCATCTTGTGGGAAGTTTGTGCCCGGTTGGAATGAATGATTAGCGCCAAAGAATATATGTTTAATGTCGCCTAGTTGTTCTTTGATTTCGTCTATAGTGTGTATACCTGTAACAAATAATGTTTCCATACCATAAGCAGGAGTTTTTTCAACTTCAATACCAGTAAAGAATTGGACATCATCGGCTACACCGTCATTGTAGTCTCTTTTCATATTTTTTTGTCCATTAGTTCAGTTTCAATCCTATGTATTTCATCTTTATACCACAGTTTTAAACCCTTTAACTTGTTAATTGATAAATCATCACTATACTTACTATACATTAATTCAATTTCTTTGTCAAGTAATTTATGCTTTCTGTATAGCTCTTGTAAATGTGCTGCAAGTTTATTTTGTTCACTGGTAAAGTTTGACATTAAGACTCCTCAAATAAAGTGTTAAATTGTGCAGAGGCATTAACAGTTTTTTTACCTGTTGCACCTCTTGTACCAATAATGCTCATCCAAAATCTTGAGTATTCTTCTACTAGGGTTTCTGCTTTTTGTCTATCGTCAGTTGCGAATATTGCCTCCACAACGTCTCTGAAAAATAACCTGTCAAACCGCTCTTCCACAAGCATTGCCGGAAGTATTCCATTGTCATATTGTCTATTTGCTTCTTGTACTGCATTAATGTGCATCCATACGTTATGCCCCATCATGATAGCATATGAAAAACTATCCCACGAGGTCTTTCCTTCTTTACCAATCTTATTTAGATCTCCTGGACCGTATATGCAAATATCTTTGGCTTGAAGTTCGGCTGTGATCGGACTGTCCATAAACGAAGGATGTTTGCCTTCTCTTACAAAAGCCTGTCCAAACGGTGTTGTGTCTTGTGCAAGTGCCTTATCATCGATGCTCGGAACCATTCGATACACCCATTTAGTTCTGTCTTGAGTCTCAAGTTCACAGTAGATCTGTCCATTAGCGGTTGCGAGGAAAGGTGAAGCACAATCAAATGTGATAGTAAAGTTTTCATTGTGATATTTCCTTACGGCACGTTGTATATCTGTAAGTAGTGTAGCCCACTCTAATTTACTAGTTCCTAAGAAATGCATTACATCATGCAACCCTTTTTCTAGTAAGCCATCAAATCTAAGTGCAACAATACGCTTTAGGGCAAGATGCACATCACACATATTTTGTCCACCCATTGACCATCCGTTGAAGTGATCGTTAGGGTATACTTTTGGATCACAGTAGTCTTTCATCTGTTGATACCAGTCATCAGCATCAGCATGATTTTCACCTTGCAGAACATTTAAGAACTTACAAGCACCTGTACGATTTTTCATCCAATAGTCATTGTTAATGCGTGTTGCGGCAACTGCTTCAGCGTATGTACTGATACCTGTTGCTTTGGCACCTTCAGGTGAACGTGCCACCCAGGCTGGAATATCAAGTATCATTCCATAGTCCATATAAGCATCCATCCAACGAAGAACACCATCACGTTTCTTTTGTGCCTTTGGACAGTTAGGATCTTTCCAGTCACCTTCCCAAACACCCTTACCAATTTGGAAACCACCTGAGTCACCAAGTAGCCAAGTGTTTTGCCTGTCTCTATTTCGCACCATATCTTCTTTAGGCACAAACTTATTTGTATCTAAATCAGCATGACCAGCACTATACAAACTCCATTTGTAAGTAAACTGTCCTTCTTGTGCATTTAGATAATTTAAACTTTCTACACCGTGGGTTAAGTTAGAAGGTACTCGCGACTTATCTACATATTCTTCATGACGTTGTTTACCAACGTAAGTCGCATAGAATCCGCTTAGGGCAGGTAGAAAACGTGCATAATCATTTTGTGTTGCAGTTAAGTCTTTGTTCATTACTTACTCTGTGCTGGTAAGATATAATTGTATTTTGCCATTCCGCTATCTACACTAATCTGCATAGCACCTTGATCTGAAATACTCATAGTAATATCCCCATCAAGATTTAATATTGCTTGTACTTGTGCTACAGGCCAACTCCAAGTGTGTTGCAGTGTACCTTCTATGCCTTTTTCAAAATCAAATTCTCCAGCGTGTGTACTTGCATCGCCAAAACTAAACACTAGGTTATTGTTTTTTGTACTTACATTAAATGTAGGCTCTTCTGAGTGTGCTGCACTCATAAGTTTCATACGTGCAATACTTGCCACACTTGGTGAACATGTAATATTCCAAGATGCACCTTTAAACTTTACAGTCTTTAGTTTTTCTTCGATGATTGCTTTGTTCATAAAGCGATAGTCATTTTGGAAGTCTCCTGCAGAATTTTCAAAGTGAATATGTGTCGGTACTGTTTCACCATTTCTTTCTGCTTGTACAACTTCAATTTTTGCATTTTCTTTATATTCTGGATTCTTTAAATGTAGTGCAAGTTTATCTAAGTTAGGCATACCAAAGGTGCCTACAAATTCTTGTACAGGTGAGTGTGTTTCTGCAGACAAAATAACACTTCGGTCTTCTGCCATTGCATCAATGCTTGTTGCTTGCTCATTAGTAATCTTAACTAGGCTAAGAAAACCTAATGCGTGAGTGTGTGCAACAATGTCTTGTAAGATGTCTTTCATACTGTTTCTCCATTATGTAGTTTTATTATATTGTCTAAGTTGTTGTTTGTCAAGTAATTTTCTATTGAATATTTAGGTTTAAATCCTAATGTCTTAATTTTTTCCATATTAGCACATGTCCATTGCCTTTCATTTGGAGTATTGATACGTATAGGCAAATCAGGAGCAAAGTCTCTTATCCTAAATGGTACTCCTGTACCTATATCTATATTGCCTAGGTATTTTGAAGTTATACATAGTTCGATTGCATCACACAAATCTTCAATGTGTATAAAGTCTCTATAATGATTAGTAACATAATTTAGTTCGTTATCTATAAGACGTTGTAAGAACATTCCTTTTCTAGGACTGCTTGAGTACACTGTATGGAAACGCATTACTAGAGTATTATGGTAGCAAGCCGCTGCTTCTTCCATTATATATTTGCTGGCAGCATATGGATTAAGATGGGGTTCGTATACAGAACTAGAACTAGCAATAAGCATTCTAGTATTAGGATATCTTTCTAATAAACGTTTGGTTACTTCTACATTATTACGCCAATATCCTGCAGGATCTTTAATACTTTCTCTTACACCGCTTTTGCCAGCAAGGTGAATTATTAAATCAAATTCCTCTTTTAATTCACAATCTATTAGGTTTTGGCTGTTATCATCTTTTATGTCAAAACCTATTACGCTATTTTCTTTTGACAATCTTTTTATTAGGTGTGAACCTATAAATCCTCTATGTCCGGTTAACATAATTTTCATTATGTATCTCCCATAACCTGTTTGTGAACTTCTGCTCCGTGAACACGACTGCGTAAATCACTGGAACTAAAGCGATGGTCTCTTTTGTTGAAGTATAGATCAATATCACGTTTACGGCATATATCTTTACCAGTAAATTCTTTATCTCTATACTCTTCTCCTAGTATACGAACATCTATATGATACATTTCTAATATATCTTCTAAGTCTTTTTCTGTACCATAAGGAATTATCTCGTCTACGTATCCAACTGCTTTTAGTTGTGTGTAACGTTCTACAACAGTTTGTATAGGACTGTTCTTATCTTTTCTATCTTGACTTGGATCAACTTGTAATCCACAGATAAGATAGTCACACTGTTCTTTCGCTTCACGTAACATTTGTACATGTCCTGCATGTAATAAATCAAATGTACTACAAGTAAATCCTACTATCATTCTTCGTCTCTATATTCTTCTAATAGTTCTATAAGTTTTTGTAATAATACTTTATCTGATTCTTTATCAGTGTCAAGTTCTACTTTAACTTCTATCTTCATATTAGTCTCCAAAATCAAACAAACTTGAAAACGTATTGTGCTGTTTTGTATCTTCTAGCGGATAATTCAACACTCCAATCAAGTTATCTAGTTTGTTGTCAATAATTGTTTCAGCCATAGCCGCATCGTCAAATGGCAGTTCTTTGAACCACTCAGGCAGTCTTAGCTCATCTGTTGGATAAGCAACACTTGTATAGCCTAGCGGATTCTGCTTGAGCTTGCACACAATAACCTTCATACCATCTACAATTTCTTGCGAGTATTTGTCACCGTTCATACGCTTGAGTGTATTCCAATTGATTGAAGCACGAACGTGTCCGGGCATGTTTGCTTTGCCTTGCTTTTCTTCAAGACGTTGATAGTGTCCAATCTTGTTTGCACGTTTGGGCGAACCTTTCTCCCAACCTGGACGCTCACTAAACTCATTTCGAAATTCGGTTATACGTTGTAGTATGTCTGCCTGCGGTACATCTGTAAGCACCATAAGCAATAGTTCACTTAGAAACTGTTGCATAAACACAGGTGTATCTGATCTACGCAAGTCTAAGCCCATTGCTTTCACTTTGCCTGGTTTGCCATCAACATCATTACGGAAGCCTTCAATGTCATACACCAATGCCGCATAACGTTTCTTAGTAATAAACAATCCGCTTTCTGCAACAATTTCTCTACCTGCAGCAATAACATCTGCACGACTTTTTGGACAATGGAATGCACGACCCATAAATTCAATGAATGTACTATTTGCTTCTTCTGCTACTTGATCGTATAGTGTAATTACATTTTCTTTAGACCAAGGAATGTTTCCTGATTCGATATCGTTTTTCAGTGTTGGGTGGGCACTGAAATACACAGAATCTGTATCGCCATAAATTACAGCTTCACCTACATGATCATAAGTGCCTGTGATAACCTTGTTTACTTCGGCGCTCATATGCTTAACAATAGTTCTACCTGTTAGTGTAGTCGACTGTCCGATGCGTTTATCAAAGAATCTACAACCAGGATTCAAAATAGCACCATACAAACTATTCAAGTTAATCTTTTTAACCAATTGCCGTTTATCCCAGAATGCAATCTCAGCATCATTTCCTGCATCTTTGGCTTTTTTGAGCATCTTCTGTAGATCTTTACGTTCTGCATACCAGCGTTTCAAGATACCTGGTATTACTCCTTCGAATTCTGTAGTGAATATTGTTCCGTTGGAACTTAGCATCCAAGGGGTATTGCTATCAAAAATAAGTTTGTAAATTTCTGCACCACTTAACACTTCAGTCTGGCCGTTTTCAAAATCAACAGTTAGTGCAATGTCTTTGCGCTGATCCATAACTGCTTCGTATTCTTCTGTTGCAAAACGTCCTTCCCAACTACCTGCAAATGATTTTTTCTTTAGTGTCATATCTTCGTGTATACGTGATTCTGAAACCTCAGGACGGATCTGCCCAATGATAGTTTCTGGCGCCATATTCAACGCACGAATCACTGATGGATACAGTGAGTTCAAATCCATTGATCCGATCCATTTGTGAACACCTTTCTTAGGAAATGCTACATACGCACCTGCGGCTTGTGTGTTTTCGTCATCACGTTTAGGTCTGTTAGGAACTTGCAATCCTCTGTGATGTGCTTCGTTGATAATTGCTTGCTCTGTAACAGCAACAGCACCCATTGTTGTCTGGAGCAAAACAGTATTTGCATGTGCAAGTTCGTTACTAAGATCAATAAATCTTAGTTTTTTGTCCAGCTTGTCCAGTAGTGCGGTATCTTGTATGTTGTATTCGATGAATTTTCTAAAGTCATTGTTGTACAACTGGTCCAAAGTGCCTTCATAAGGAACTTTGTTTTCACCAACTTCAATTTCGCCAATAGCATCAAGTCTGTATGTATGTCTTTCTTCATATGTGTATTTACGGTATAATTCCAAACTATCTAAATGCACTCTACCTATAAGGTCATATGTTACAGCTTGTTTTCCATATTTTTCATATTCTCTTTTCTTTGGAAGTTGTCCCCACAAGCAGAATCTACGTGTGTCATCTTTGCTTAGTACACGACTAGTTCTGTTTACAGTATATGGAATATCATAACCTTCACTGTTCCAGCCTGACAAAATGTCAGCATCTTCAATTAGTGTCAAGAAAGTGTCAATCATATCACCTTCTTTTTCAAACAGCATAACATTTTCAATGCCTTCGAGTGTTTTCTTTGCTTCGTCCATTGAAAGTGTCTTAGGTGGCACAGCCAAACACACCATTGTTTCCATCCACTGCAAATACACAGATATAGAAGTAATAGGCATAAACGGATCTGCTGGATCAGCAAAGCCGCGCTCTGGATCAAAGTCTGTCTCAATATCAAAGAATGCAATGTTTAGTTTGGGCGCATCTTGATTAAGATAGTTTTCACTTAGACACTGGAAGATAGGATTGATGTCACTTTCAAACAGTTCTTTGTCTCTGTTGATAGCAACTTCTTTTCGAAAATCTTTTGTGTTCTTGCATACAATACGTGTTAATGGATCACCGTATACACTTTTGTATTTTCCACGTTCATCTTTATAATAGAATGTATATTTTGCTTGATATTCGCGGTAATCTCTTTTACCGTCTTTGCGTTCAACTACGCGAATAATGTCTTGATCGCGATCAAAGAATGCGTCTACGTAACTCAAATGTTTCTCCTACGTTGCTTGTGGCCAACTTAACCATCTACATGCCTAGCTATTGCTACCGGCGTTAATAATACTTATTGCAAAACTAATCCGGCTATATAAATAACGGTTAGTCCTGCGTTCATAACTATAAGACTTTTTTCTTTCCAAAGTATACCTACAAGTATCCATAAACTATTACTAATGATAAATGCCCAAACATACAATGGATAAACATTAAATGCAGCTAACGTTGCGGCAGTTAATAGACATGCTGTGCTTAACCATGCTAACCATTGATAAGGTTTTACCACCATCCTGATGCGACTCCAAATCCAAATACATTTACACATGCAAAGTATGACGTAAGAAGCATTATCCATGCAGCTCCTCTACGCCAACTTGCATACATTTGTGTTATACTACCAACAAAAAATCCTGGGTATACAATTAGCATATTAGGATTTTTTGCGTTAATGGCCAAAATCATACTTGCACCAACAGTAAATACAAAACTAATAAGTTCAAATAGAAATGCTACACTGTCGCTGTAATAACTGTTTAACCAAAAGTCTTTAATTTTTTGCACTATTTGTCCTTGCCGACAGTAACAACTAGTGTTTCTAAATCATCAAATTCATTAGCAACACGTTCCCAGTCACCTTTTTGTGCAATTTTAATTGCTTTGTTAATCATAGCAGGCTTAATATCTAATTCTTCTGCTACTGCCTTAACTGTGTCCTTTAAACCTGCCTGTAAATCTTCAATCTCTTGTAGTACGGTAACACCTTCATTTACAAGACGTTCAAGTTTAGCCTTTTCTTCCGGGCCATAAGTTCTGTCACTCATGCGAGTCTCCTTAATTATTTGTATATTATATGGGATTTTTTATTGTTTGTCAAGTACTTTTTTGTTGTTTATTTGTCATAGTAACCTATACTAATTCTAGCTTCGTATAATTTTTCTCTGTCTTGTTGTATCAAAATATGTGCAGGAGCTGCGTAATCTCCATAGGAAGGTTCGCTCCATAACCATACATATTTTAGATCATTACTTACTCTTTTACATAACTTCTTTAAACGTCTACGATTAATATTTGGTACAATATAAACTATAGCCTGATAGTCATTTAGATGTTCCCACTCTCCGGTCCACGTTTTAATTTTTATTTGGCCTTTTT